AGCCGCAAAAGAAATGCTTGAACCTCCGGACAGTCAGAGCTACAATGCCAACACCTCATCGTGAGGACAAACTGATTGGAGGTCAAATGATGAATTATGAAGTAAACCCGTTTCAGGACTACGAATCGATCACCGTTGATGAGCTGAAAGATCAAGCTAACAGTCTACTGAATCTGGTAACGGAAGAGCAGCGGCCACTGCGCGTATGTATGAATAATGGCAAGGAGTTTCTGCTGTTCCCTCAGGACCTGCTCGCCCCCATCTGCGACTCTGACTTTCGCTTGATCCTGCTGTCGGCAATGCGGTATGCGATGGGCAGGAATACTTGTATGCCCATGGTAGTCGCTGATTATATTAAGCGTCACATTCAGCTTCTGGATGATAAGTTTCTCGTACTGGCTGCCGATGAGATTAGGCGGCATCTTGAAGATTACGCAGAACACGAGCCGAATCCGAATCTTTGGCATGACCTTTTAGGTGCACTTGAGACAGAGCAGAGAGAGCGTGCCACTCGTAAGGCAAGAAAAATCAGACTGTGCCCAGCCTGCGGGAAGCCCTTGGAGGTCATGAGCATTGCCGACAACCAGCATTCACCAGGCGGATTTGATGTAATTGCCCACTGCCGTAACTGTCTTTCTGATTATGAATGGTTCTGTGATAAGGATGGCGGTGTCTCAGATATGAAGCAGTATTTCTTCGGGTAAGGCCGTGTAAAAAGCGACGCTCATGAACAAGTACATTCTCGTATTTCAATATACTTTCCCTTAAAATGTCCCTCAAATTACGGGAATGCGATAGTTATTGAGGGAAAGCAAGTTTCATCTTTAGAGAGCAAATGCGTGATGCTATTCTTTGTCTATAGCGCCGCAGATTCTGAGCCGCCACCCCCGCAGAAACCACTTGCATAACACCCTCCGCAGAGTTACAATGCAGCCAACAGCAATGAGAAACGCTTCCCGTCCGGCACCGGTGAATCTTCACCGGAAACCGGGCGGGAAGCGTTTTTGACCACATAGATTACCACATACGGCGCTGGAACACCCGGAAACAGTGGAGATAAGAGCGTCAAAGAGTAAGTGAAACAAATTAAAAAGTGCCGAAAACCGCTATAAACGAGCGGAAAAAGTATTCCCGATAAGTTTGGGAGCAAGATGCCGGGTGTTCGAATCACCTCACTCCGACCATGCAGAGTGTCCTTATAGGATCTGAGTATCCTGTAATGGACACTCTGCTTTTTTATGTGAAGAATGGTGAAAAGCTGGAGCTGTCGATCATCATCCGTTCCCGCACGCACAGCAGCTTGACCTTGTGCTCGGTCAGCAGGTCGATGTATTGCTTTGTCATGCCCCAATCCCGCCCCAAGCGGTCAAGGCTGTTTACCAGCACTACATCCACCTTTCCGGCAAGAACGGCCTCCGTCAGCTCTTGCAGAGCCGGACGGTCAAGGGTCAATCCAGAGCCATGCTCGGCGGCAACACCAACGATGGTGTACCCGGCCTGTTCCGCATAACGGCGAAGTTTGGCGACCTGCTGTTCCAAGGAAAAGCTATCGTCGTGAGCGACCCGGCAATAAAAATAGGCTTTCATCGTGTCGTACCTCCTTATACTGCAACCTGTTCCGGGGCGTAGCTGAGTGCTACGCCTTTTCTCGTTTCCATGATAATGTCGGCCTCCGGGGGCTTCCGGCGGTCCGGCACATCAAAGGCACCAATGCAGTTGTAGTAGATCACGACACGCTGATTGGTAACGCCGTCCTGCTTTTCGGCGTGGTACACCTCAATATGGTCGATCAGCTCTGCAACCATCCGCTTTGTAATGGTGGTCGCGTCCGTGTATCGCCGTACCGTTTCAAGAAAATCGTCAATGTCCATGCGCTTGCTCTCGTCCTTTTTCAGTTCCAGCCGCAGCGCCTTGATCTTCTTGGCGTTCTCGCCCTGCTCCTGTTCATAGCGTTTGGACATTTTGGCAAACCGGGCATCGTCGATCTTACCCGCCACATTGTCCTCATAGAGCCGTTCAAAGAGCATATCCAGTTCCCGGTCACGGGCGGTCAGAGCGTCCAGCTCCCGCTGCTTGCGGAGCGCGGTATTTTCCGCAACCTTTGCTGAGCGTCCGATCATGGCCTTGATAAAGTCATTTTCGTATTCGCTGGCAAAGCAGGCCAGCCGCTTGACCTCGTACAAAACGACTTGCTCTAAGAAGTCCAGCCGGATATAGTGCGTCTTGCTGCACTTGCGATAGCCGGAGTTATGATTTTGACAACTGAAAAACTTGATGTCGTGGTTGTTCTGGTTGAAGTGGAAATTGAGGTTGCCGCCGCACTCCGGGCATTTCAGCAGGCCAGAGAATACGCTGGGCTCCTGCGTGACCGTGGGCTTTTTGCGGCGCGTCCCTTTTTGGAGCGCCTGCACCTTTTCCCAAGTCTGGCGGTCAATGATGGCCTCATGGACATTGAGAAAGATTGCCCGGTTTTCCTCCGGGTTTTCGATCCGCTTTTTCATCTTGTAGGACTTGGAGTAGCTTTTGAAGTTAATGACATCGCCGCAGTATTCCTGCAAGGTGAGGATCTTCTTGACGGTGGTGTGTCCCCATTTGGTAGGCTCCACGGTACTTTTTGACCCGCCCCGGCTTGTCCCACGGCTACGCCAGTAATAGGTGGGATTGACCACACCATCGGCGGCAAGGCGGGCGGCAATTTCCGCCAGCCCGTACCCCTCCAGCGCCATGCGGTAGATCCGGCGCACCACCTCGGCGGCCTCCGGCTCTACTACCCAAAAGCGGGGATCGTCTGGGTTTTTGATGTAACCGTAGGGCGGCGGAGAAAGCGGAACGCCTGCATTTCCTTTCATCTTGTTCACGATCCGGCGCTTCTTGGAAATGTCTTTCGCATAATACTCGTTCATAATATTTTTGAATGGGGTGAAATCGTCCTCGCCTTCATCGCTGTCCACGCCATCGGAAACAGCCACCAGCCGTATATCGTGAAGCGGGAAAAATTCTTCCGTCAGTTTGCCGACCTCAATGTAGTTGCGCCCCAGCCGGGACAGGTCTTTGACAAACACCGCCGAGATATACCCGGCTTCGATTGCGGTCAGCATTTTCTGAAAACCGGGACGCTTCATGGTCGTTCCCGTGATGCCATCGTCTCCTAATGTCAAGAGAAAACCAAAAAAATTATAAGATTTTTTGCTGGATTTTGTATCGGTTCAGTGATTAAAGCCCCCGGAAAATCAAATCTGTGACCGAGAACACACCTACACCAGAAGCATTTAACTGTGCGATCCATGTAGCCGTCTGCATGGTATCCCGTCCCAGGCGCGTCAAATCCTTTGTCAAAAGAGCGTCGGCCTGCCCTTGCCGGACAGCTTCAAGAAAATCATTCAGCCCAGGCCGGTCAAAAGTCAGACCGCTGGCCGCGTCCCATGATTCGCCTACAATGTTTAGCTTGTGCTTTTCCGCAAAGCTGCGAAGATAATTCATCTGGTTCTCCAAAGCCCATTTATCAGGAGAAGCGACACGCCCATAGAGCCAATACTGTTTTTTATCCCTGTTCATGCTCCACAGCCTCCTTTTTTGTGGTATCGGCAAGCAGCCGTTGATATTCGTCCCCGCATTTCCAAACGATCTCGATAGAGGTCGAACTGTAAATGTAGATGTTTTGAATCAGCAAATCCACCAACTCCCGTGTCAGTGTCCTGACATTGGTATAGGAGAGTATGCTGTCGGCGGAGAGTTCTTCTACCTCTGTCTGCCGTTTGGCGTCCTCCAGTTCCTTGATTTTGATTTCAAGTCGCTGGATATGTTTTTCACATTGTCCTCGTTTATGCTGGTAGTCCTCCGCACTGACTTTGCCAGATACCATATCTTCAAAAGCTGCCATCTTTTCCTGCCGCCGCATTTGGATTGAGTTCTGGTGTGCTTTAATTTGTCGGTCAATGCGTTGGTTGTACCGAGCATCTTTAGCGGATCGGCGCTGTTTTGTCTGAACCGCCTCTCGGACAAGCTGGGCCATCGTGCGGATAGAAGCCAAAACTGCCTGTTCCAGTTCTTTCTCATCTATCCTGTCCTGCGGGCAACCAATATCCGGCTTATACCTGTTGGTACGGCACACATAGCAAGGGTGGGAAGATTGCAGCCGTTCCATCGCAAGCCCACAGTGACCACACCGGATTTTCCGATAGAAAATCCGTGTGCTTTTTCCTGTGGTGCCGGGGTGGGAACTTCGATTCAGGCTTTTGGCCGTATCAAAAGTTTCCTGCGTAATGATTGCGGGAAACGCTCCGTTCACAACGGTCCACTGATCTTCTGTGACAGCCTTGACCTGACTGGACCCCACCTTTTTCCGGGTGGTCTTGCCATAGATTGCCTTGCCGGTGTACCGCTCATCATCCAGTATCTTGCGAACCATAGCAGAAGTCCAGTAGTTTTTGCTCTGGTCTACACAGTTCCACCTCCGGTTTACTTCTTGGAGCCGTTTTCTTTGCAGCGGGGTCAGCACTCCTTCTGTATTGAATTTTCTGGCTATATCCGTAGTAGACAGGCCGCTGATAAAAAGATTAAATACACGCCGGACTACGGCGGCAGCATCCTCGTCCACCAAAAGGGTGTGCTTATTTCCCGGTGTTTTCTGGTAGCCAAAGAACGCATAGGGGGCAACGCAGTAGCCTTTTTCGGCAAGCTGTTTTTTGGTTGATCTCACTTTTTCCGACAAGTCTTTGCTGTAAAGGTCGTAGATCACATTTCGGAAGGACACATCAATCAGGCCAGCAGAACCATACTTGTGATCCTTGCTGTCGTAGGAATCATTGATGGCGATGAAGCGGACATTCAGGAAGGGAAAAATCTGCTCCAGATAATCACCGACTACGATATAGTCACGCCCAAACCGGGACATATCCTTGACGATAATGCAGTTGATTTTCCTCTGGCGTACCTGTTCCAAAAGCCGCCGGACGGCTGGCCGCTCCATGTTCGTCCCAGAATAACCATCATCACAAAATTCGAGAATCTGCGCCCCGGCAAATTCGGGCCGCAGTTCAATGAAACGGCGGATGTAGGCCCGCTGATTGACAACACTGTTGCTTTCACTTTTTTCATCGGACAGGTCATCGTCCTCAGCGGAGAGCCGGATGTAAATGGCTATCACATAGTTCATCATCTGCTGCAAGATCTCCGGCATCGTTCTGCACCTCCTTCTGAAACAGTTTCTTCATCTCGTCCTGATAGTTCAGCACGATATGTACCTGCTTGTCCTCATTCACATAGATCTTCTCCACCAGCGCCAGCAGCATCTCACGAGTCAGCTCTTTCTCGTCCCGGAACTTGGCAAAGGCTGAGAACCACCTGTTTTGTTTGGGGTTCGCCTCCGGCAAGGCGTCTTTTTCCGCCTGTAAATTCTGAAGGCGTCCCTCAAGCTGATGGGCTTCATCCTCATACCGGCTTTTTCCAAACAGATAATCCGCCTGCGTTACAATACCATCTACATAGCTTTCAAAGAGCGTCTGGCGGAGTGTGTCCAGCTTTTTCAACCGCCCCTGCACCGATACGATTTCATTGTCAAGGGCCGTCCTGCGGCTTCTGACCACCGAGGACCGGCTGATCTTTTGGATAACCGACTCCGCATCTGTGAGCATCGCCATCTGGAACCGAAGGACCTCATAAACGGCCGCTTTCAAATCGTTTTCCCGCAGGCCGCCCGCGTTAGGGCATCCGGCATCCAAAAGCATGGCATGGCGGGGGCAGATAAAGTGGTACGCCACCGTTCTGCCTTTGTTGTAAACGCTCTTATAGCGTATCATATTGTGCTGGCAGCACGCGCACACCACAAGCCCTTCAAAAATATTTTCACTGTCAAAGTGGGCATATTTCCCCAGCCGGCTGTAATATTCCTCATGCTTGGCTTTCAAAATAAATTGTACTTCGTCAAACAGTTCTTGCTCAATAATCGCCTCATGGGTGTTAGGAACAATGATCCATTCTGACGGTGGCATGACTTTCTGCTTCTGCCCAGCGTGCAGCTTCGTGATTTTCTTGCCCTGAACCATGTGCCCCAGGTACACCGGATTCTCCAAAATATGCTTCACAGTCTGCGTCTGCCACGGACCGTTTTCAGAAAACCTTTTGGTAAATATGACACCCTGCAAATAACGGTGATAGTTTGGGTTGGGAACCTGTTCGGCAGTCAGTGCCCTTGCAATAGCAGCGTTGCTCATTCCATCTTTTTTCATCAGGAAAATACGCTGCACCACCTTTGCCGCCTCTGGATCAACAGCTAGCTTATGCCGGTCCTCCGGGGATTTGACATAACCATAAGCGGCGAAATTGCCGATAAACTCACCGCTTCGTTTCTTGGTGTCCAGCGCGGAATACACCTTTTGAGAAATGTCCTTAGCGTAAATGTCGTTCATCAGGTTTTTCAGCGCAATCGTCATGGCCTCTCCGCTGTCCGCCCGGATGCTGTCGTAGTTGTCGTTGACGGAGATAAACCGCACTCCCATAAAGGGCAGCACCTTTTCCAGAAAGTTTCCCGTTTCCAGGAAGTCACGCCCAAACCGGGACAGGTCTTTCACGATGATGCAGTCTACCCGGTCCGCTTTTACATCCTCCATCATGCGCTGGAATCCAGGACGCTCAAAATTTGTCCCGGTTTCTCCATTGTCACGATAGCAGTCGTACAGCTCCAGATCAGGGTGCTTGGCGATATATTCACACAGATAGTCAATCTGAGTTTGCAGGCTCTCGCTGTCCTTGCGGTCACGGGTGTCCATGATGGAGAGGCGGACATAAAGGGCTGTGCGGAAAATCCGCAGAGCGGCGGCCTTGGGCAGTTCATCAGCCGGAATGCCCTGTGCGGCCGCAATCTGTTTTCTTCTGCTCACACGCGCCATTTACACCGCCTCCTTTACCATGAGGGGTGCCCTCGTTGCCTGACGCTCCATATACTGTTCGATGTAGGCTGCCGCCGCCCTGTACTCATTCTGGTACTTGAAAATGATCTCAATTCGGTTCCCTTCATAGACATAGATACGGTCGATGATCTTCACCAGAATTTTGCGCTCCATCACATCCACATGGCGGAAGGACTTGAAATGAGCAATCCATTCCCCCTGTGGGGAACCCGCCCGCACAATAGCATTCAATTCCTCCTGCCGTTTGCTGATGGCCGCCGCAATCGCCTCACATTTTTCCGTGTAAATCCGCTGATACTGCTTGAACTCATCTTCATTCAGAAGATGATCCACGAATTTCTCATAGGCAGACATTTTGAACCGCATAGCCTGTTCATAATCGGTTTTCAGCTTTTCAAGCTGCCGGTCAATCTTTCTGGCCTCCGTGTCCTCTGCGGGGAGGGCGGCGATAAATTGCAGGGTTTTCTCAATGTTCAGCACCGTTTCCATGTGGGTATGGATACAGTCACGAACCGCATCCATCAGCAGGGCCTCACTGATATTGTGGGTGGTGCAGGCGGTTTTGTCCGCCCGGTTGGTAGAACAGGAGTAGTAAAAATATTTTTTCCCGCCTGCCGGAACAGTCTTGCGGATCATGTTCTGCTTGCAATCAGCGCAGAACAAAAGGCCCGAAAAGGGATATACTGTCTTTTTCTGCACGGCGATTCTGGTATCCCGGCATAGCAGACCGCTGACTGTCCGAAAATCCACCTCGCTGACAATCGGCTCATGGGCGCCGGGAACGCTGATCCACTCGTCCTCTGGTTTCTCCATCAGCTTCTTGATTTTATAATTTGGCCGTCCGGTCTTTCCCTGAACCATCACCCCGATATAGAGAGGGTTCTTCAGGATGCGCCCAACCACTACCGCTGACCACTTGGCCTGCGGGTTGCTCTTGAAGCCGGAGATATACTTCATCCCCAGGGAACGCTTGTATTCTGAAGGAGAGAGGACCCCATCGGCGTTCAGCCGGTCAGCGATCCCTTGCTGGCTCATTCCTTCCAGCTTCCAGCGGAAAATATCCCGCACCACCTCGGCGGCGTAATCGTCCACCACAAGCTGATTTTTGTCGTCCGGCGATTTCAGATAGCCGTAGGCGGCAAATGCCCCCACAAACTGTCCCTTTCGCTTCTTAACCTCCAAATGGCTGCGGATTTTTACCGAAATATCCCGGCTGTAAGAATCGTTCATCAGGTTTTTAATGGGGAGCAGAATCGTACTGGCCTGCCCCTGCGCGTTGGCGGTATCGTAGCCGTCGTTGATGGCGATAAACCGCACCCCGTGATCTGCAAACTCCTGTAAGACCTTTCCGGTTTCGATATAGTTGCGCCCCAAACGGGACAGGTCTTTTACCACAACACAGTTCACAGCGCCGGAACGCACATCCTGTAAAACTTCCTGAATCCCAGGACGAAAAAAATCAACGCCACTAAACCCGTCATCCTTCCTCTCGGCATGGATGCGGATTTCTGGCATTGATTTCAAAAATTCCGTGATAAATTCCCGCTGATTCTTGATGCTGTTGCTTTCCGGCTTATCTCCATCGTCATCAGACAGACGGAGATAGATGTCGGCGTTATAAACAGCCTGCGCGGTCAAATTTTTCATAACAATGCCTCCAATCGTTTTGTTCGTCAGTCCCAACAACGATTGGAGTGCGAGTTTTGTCCGATTTCTATTATACAGCAGGGCACGGCCAGTGTCCAGGTGTTTTTTTCGGTTCCATTCGTGTCGGGGATTTACAGGGTACGGAGATAACTTTCAAATTGTTCCTCCATTGTGGTTCCCTTGGCCGCCTCGGAGAAGCCGATTTTCACGACGATCTTTCCGTGGCGGAAGCAGTAGGGATTGCGAATCTGGCGGATGAAGTCCAGCATCCGTTCCTCCTTTGGAAGTTCTGTGTGGATGGATATGTCCCGAATATCGACAAGCTGCTCTGGATCAACCGTCTTAATGTCAACGGCGGAGAGCGTATCAAGTTCTGCAAGCGTGAGTGATTTCAAACAGGCTCCTCCTTTCTGCCTCTACAAATCTATTCAGAAGGACGCCTGTCCTATGCCAGAGAACGCAGTCCCACGCTGATTGCCAGAGCTGCGTCGATCTCCTTCATCTTGTTCTTGTTGATCTGCCCGATATAGCCCCGAAGCCGCCTGCGGTCCACCGTCCGTATCTGCTCCAACAGCAGCAGGGATGTAGGGGCAAGGCCAGGCACATGATCCAGCAAAACATGGGTAGGAAGGTGGGTCTTATCCCTTCGGCTGGTGATAGCTGCCGCCACCACCGTGGGGCTGAAATAGTTTCCCACATCATTTTGAAGAATGAGTATGGGGCGCGTTCCGCCCTGTTCCGAACCAACTACCGGGTCCAGGTCGGCATAGAACAGAGCGCCGCGCCGGATTGCCTTTCGCCGCATAAGAATGACCTCCTGAATATAAGTAAGCCGGAAACAGGGCAGGCCCCGAAAGGCCCGCCCCGCATCCGGCGAAATTTTTCCCATCTGTTTTCTTTCACTGTGCTATTTGTCCTCGACACCCCGTGTGCAGGCGAAAGCCTGGGAAGTCGTCAAGCGGTGGCCTGCTCACCACCTCACGGGAGTTTCACCCCAACTGCCGTTCTGACAGAGCCGTCCCTATTGCTTGAGACTGTGACTGGACGGGAGTACCATTATTCTCTTTGTGGGTTATTGCGAAATCGGAAGCAATCCGATATTTTCAGTCGGTAATGAATGAGATCACCCCCTTTCATCGCTCGCTGCTTCTTAACAGGTCTTGGCGTACCGCTGCACACGCTTATGCTCATCACAATCACAAAGAGGAAGTATTTGGCGAATGGATATTCGGTTGTCAAGGATCACTCCCGTTTTCGCCACACAAAGCAAAACAGGTGGAAGGAATTTAATCCCTCTCACCTGTTTGCTCACTTAAAAGCGGTTTCGTATAGGCTAAAATTAAAATTTTTCAAAAAGTTTTTTTAACTTCTTTAGTGCAATGTCAACGCTTCCTTTAACCGCC